GATGTTCGGCAATGCTTGCCGCGCTTGCTGCCGACGGTGCCGGTGTAGCAATGGTTTGACCCGCGGTAATTTGTGTAAAGGCTATGTCCGTTTGGGCTTGCTCTAAAAGCGCGTTTAAACGTTTGGTACTTAGGTTTGGGTTTTTAAGTATCTTTTCGTATTTAACTAAAACACTTTCAAGGCCTTTTACTAGCGCGGTGCCTTGGTCTACGCCGGCTTGGTAAAAACGGCTTGCGCTATCTAAACCTAGTTTGTCGGCTACTTCTTGGACGGTGGCAACTAAAGCGTTTACGCCGTTAGGGCCTGTAATGGCGTCCTGGCCGCCGGCTACAAGTTCGGCGGCTATGGCGGCGCCTGCGTCCGCGCCTGCCTGTAATACTTGGTATAGGGCCTCTTGTGAAAGCCCGCGTTGTAGCAATGTATCTACGTTGCTTGCGTACTGTTTTACCCCGGCTACTTGGTCACGTAGTCCGTCTAGGAAGCCTGCGCCTGTTTCGGCGCCCGCTTCTTTGGCGTCACTGAAACTAAAGCCCTCTTTAATGCCGTCCGAAACACTTTTACCAAAATCTATAAAAGCCTCTTGGGCGTCTTTGAGTTGGTCTTTGGCGTCGTCTAAAGCCGTTGTTAGTTTGTCTTTAATGACGCTGTATAGTTCGTTTATTTTCTTTGCTGCACCGCCGGCGCCGTCTCCCATGTCCTGTACGGCTGGCGTTACGTCTTTTACAACTTTGCCTAGTAACTCTGTATTTTTAGTCATTAAGCCGGTGTAGTAGGCATTTTGGGCTAGTTTTTCGTCAACTAAACCAATGCCGTTAATGAAGCCGTCAAATTGTTGGCTTAATTTGTCTACGTCTATAAGGTCAGTAAAGGATTTGCTAGTTGCTTTAATTGCGTCACCAAATCGGCCAACACTGAAATAGTAAACCGCCAACAATGATTGCACAAGTTTGGCTAAAGCGTTAATAGTTATGGCAACTGAAACGGCAAATTGTTTAAAAAACCCGCCGATAACAGGCCCGGCTTCACCCATTTTGGAAAGCGCAACCTGTATACCGAATACTAAGCCTTGCTCTCCAAAAGCGTTTGCAACGTCCTCGATAGCGGGCGTAACCTTTTCATTGAAGAAACGAACCATTTTAGTAAACAACGGCAAAAGCGCCATACCTAAATTGGTTTGTACGTTCTCTAACGTTGCGCTAAGTATCTTTTGTTGGTTGGCTAGGCCGCCGCTAGTACGGCTAAAGTCGCCTTGGGCGTCGCCTGTTTGTTTGTAAATAACCTTTTGCGCTGCCAAAATTTTGGCCTGTTGACCTAATGCGCCCGAACCTGAATATATGCCTAATTCCATTGCAGCGGCTTTTAAGGTTGCGTCATTAAGCAAAACACCATAAGCGCGTAGCGGTTCGCTTTCCCCACGTAGCGCGGCACCAACGGCGTTAATTGCTTGGTCAACGCTTGTGTTATTAAACGACGCTAAATCCGACGCCAGGGTTACAAAGTCTGTTGAAAAGGTTACAAGGTCACGGCCGGCTAATCCCGCTGCCTTACCAAACGTGGCAAACGTTGAAGCGGCGTTTAACGCGGCTGTTGTTGACAGGCCCAAACTACGGTTAGCGGTTTTAGCAAACTTTTCTATTTCGTCACTAGATTGACCGAAAATTACCCCCGCTTTGCTTATCTGTTCATTTAAGTTAGAGGCCTTTTGAACCGCGCTAAAAGCGGCAGCGCCCAACGCGCCAACGGCTGCGGTAACGCCTGCCATGGCAATACCGATACCGGGAAACTTTTTACCAAACGAAGATATTTTCTTATTGGCGGCGGATAATCCACTATCGCTAAACGTGGTAATAATCGGAATATTTATAGCCATTAGCGGTACCGTCTTTTTAAAGTTTTGTTAGTTTTCTTTTCCACGTCGTCTATTACTGACTGTACAACGCTTTGAACCGCGGGTTTGTTTTTCTCTACGGCTTTGTCAATTACGCGGGGTTGTTCACCGCCGCCGTCTGCATTTAGATTGGTTACGAACATACCGCCCGTACGGCGTCCGGCATGGTCATAAATAGCACCGGCAGCGTCGGCCTGTTGCATAACCATAAGTTTGTAAGGCTTTGAACCAAACGGCACCTGTTCGGTGTGTGTTTGTACGCCGTCTGTAAAACGCGCAAAGTTGACGTATCGCTCTTTGCTTGCGCGTACGCCTACCTTAATTTTAAAACCCTTTTGTACGGCGTCTGTACGCCATGTAATTTCTTTGCCTCGAATAAGGCTTCCGCGGCGCATACCTGATAGCGGGGAACCTTTAACGCCAACAATAGTTGTAATCATGCTGCGGGCCTCTTGAACCATTGGTTCGCCTGCCCGCTTAATTCGTTTGGTGACGTCTCGCCTATATGTTGGGTCTATTTTGTTAAGCGCGGCCAAGGTTTCTTGAATACCTTTAACCTCATAAATTGGTTGCGCCATTACAACTACCTTTTGTTTCGCTCTCCTAAAACTTTAGCCACCGTCAAAAGGTCTTGTGTGTCAAACGCTTGCGAATACCAATGCGGCGCCCAACCTGTTGCTACTAGCAATTCTGCTAGTTGCCGTCGGTAGGTGCCGCTTGGGTAGGGTTTGGGGCCTCTTGGTCTATTACCTCAACGTTGGTAATTTGTTTGCAATAGGTATCGAATTCGGCGGGTACAACAATTTTGTTTTGTTTGCTTGCTTCCCATGCTAGGTATAGCAAATCCTCTACACCGATACCGTTTGCCATATCGGCGGCTTTGCGTTTAAAACGACGTTCCCACAAGATAATGGTAAATAGGTTGGTGCTTACTTGGTATGCACCGTCTTGGTTCGTTACTTGTAACGTTAATTGCATTACTTGCCTCTTTCGTGTCGGGCCGATTATTCGGCGCTAGTTATGGTGTTACGTCTGCGGTGTAAACGCCGCCAACGAATGTAACGTCAATGGTTGACAATTCGCCCATGGTTGCGTTAATTACTGGGAATTCTGCTAGCAATGCGCCAGTAAGGGTAAAGCCTGGGTTTGTTGCGCTGTCTGCACCTGAGGCAGGCTTAACAATTACGTTTACCAAACCGCCTACTACGTTTTCCAATGTTGCGAAAGTTTCCGAAACTGCGTACGACTGATAAAAAGTAAGGGTTACTTCATGGTTACCCAAACCTGCTTGAAAAGTACGGGCTGTTTTACCAAACGTGGTGTTTTCTAGTTGGTCGTAACGCTGCGTAAAAGTTGCCGCCGTGCATTGGTCGGAAAGGTCTACCGCGTTAACGGTTACTACCGGGTTAGATAGGTAAGTGCTTGTAGCCATGGTGTTTAATCCTCTTTCGTTGCTTTCTTATTTTTAGCACCTTTTTTAGGTGCCGGTGTGGATACTTCGTCGTTTACTTCGTCGTTAACTTCGTTAGTTATTTCTTCAATAAAGCCGCCCCAAATAAGGCCGGCAACCTGTATACCCGGCTTGGGTACAAACTCTGTACCAACAACACCTAGACGAGGGCTTTTAATAATGTACATAGGCACCTAACTTGTTTGGGCTTGCATTTCAATAGTTAAATCATAGGCGGCCATTTCGCTACCGCCGATTATGGCAATGGTTGGCCGTCCGTCTGTTACCGCAACGTTTTTACCTAACACTTTTGCGGCCATGTTCATTAGTGACCGTTGGGCGTCAAGGTTGCCAGGGCCTAGGGTTATTAGGCGTACGGGAAAAGTAATTTTAACTATGTTGTAGTTAAAGGCTACGAAACTAGGCGCGTCAATAAAAGCACAAGGCGGGTTTAAATTACGCGGGTCGTTGACTACCTGTAACCCTGTAACGGTCTGTAACGTGGCTGTAAGGTCGTCTAAGGCCGTGTTAAATAGGTCTGTGTATGCAACAGGCATTAAGCAACCGCGGGCCTATCTACGCCTAAAAGTTGTTTAATCATTGGGCTAAGGCCCATGCTTCCACCGGCTGCTAAACCATCAAAACTAGCAAAATCCGTTACCGAACCGCGCTGTTTATAAAGAAAAGCCGCATAGGCGACGGTTCCCAACAGTACGGACGGATTAGGTACGGTGCTTAGGCTTTCGTTTCGATAGCCTGCCTCACGCCTACGCCTGTAAGCGAATTCGTTAGCGGCCAACCTGCATTGAGTTATAAATGTTTGGTCTGCTGCGGTAGCGGTACCAATGCCTAACCAATCCTCTACCTGGGCGTCTGTTGTTACCCACGTACAACTAGGCGTTGTAGTCAAAGTACCCGACGCCGCAACGACGTTTACATTGTCTGCCGTTTTAGCAAACAACACCTGATTGGCTATCGGGGCTTCAATGTCGTAATGAAAGAAACCTTGGTCGTCTACGCCAGTAAAATAAAACTGCGGTAACGCAACAACCGTATAGGTGCCGTTAAAGGTTGCGTCAACACCCGCAATAGTTACGGACTGCCCAACCTCTAAAGGGTCTGCGTTAGTTAGTAGTACTACAACCGCGTAGTTATCGGTTAAATACTTTTGTGTGACCGAATAGACGGCCATAACGGCCTACCTTTCGGTTATCAGACGAACTTAACGAACTTGGTTGCGTCTGCCATAAATGCGGCAGCGTAACCACGGAAAGCAATCGTACGGCCCAAAGTTGCGGGTACCTCTACTGAAATTGCGCCCTTTTGCTGTTCGTAGAATTCGAA